CTTCCGATCTGTCAAGATATCAGTAAACCGAAAAAAAAGGGGGTCAAATGGGCCTAAGAGGACCAAAGCCAAAAACAAACGTCAGAGTATTGGACCCGGCAGTATCAAAACGACCAAGGCCGATTCCAGGCATGACCAGGTATGCCAGGAACATCTGGAAAAGAATAGTAAATTCTCACAACCCGGATTATTTCAAACCACAAAACCTTGAACAGCTTAGAATTTATTGCGAGGCAGCATCGTCAGAAAAAAAAGCAACGCTTGAAATCAAAAAAAGTTCTGAGGTTATTGTCCAGCCAAACGGGGTTGTGAAGAAAAACCCATGGATTGATGTCCGGGTCCAGATGGCCAGTATCGTATCAAGTCTTGGCACTAAATTGCAGATACATGTCAACAGCACCGCCGCAAGCAAGACAAAGGATGGGCCCGGTCAATCAGAAAAACCAAAGAGCGCCCGTGCTGGATTATTGGGAGGTGTGGAATAGGTGCCAACACTCGTTAATATGATCCGTGCCGACCGAATGATTCAATTCATTGAAACCTTGCGCATACCCGAGGGTATGGATTATGGAAAACCGTTTCTTCTTCGTGATTGGCAAAAAGCAATCATCCGTGATATTTACGCACCCGTTGATGATGAAGGGTATCGGATTGTCAGAAAGGTTATTTATTCTGTTGCTAAGAAAAATGGTAAAACGCCTTTGATAGCAGGTATTGTACTCGGTCATCTAATCGGGCCAGAATCAAAAACAAATGAACAGCTTTATTCAGCAGCATTTGAGCGAGCGCAGGCAGCAATAACATACGATTATATGGTTAAGATGATTAAGATGGACGAGGAATTGAAAGAGGCCACTATAATCAGAGAGACTAAAAACGAAATAGAAGGACGATATACTCATTCTAAATACAAAGCCCTGTCTGCTGAAGCAAAATCAAAACATGGTATCAGCCCTGCCGTTTTAGTATTTGATGAGCTTGCGCAGTTTGGAGCAAGTGATAAATTCTTTAATTCATTATCTGAGAGCTTTGGCGCACATGCAGAACCATTATTTTATATTATGTCGACCCAGGCAGAGGATGATTTAGCTATATTATCGCTTGAAATAGACTACGCTTTAAAGTATGGGGATGACGATCCGTCGGTCAGGCTATTTCTTTATACCGCACCAGAACAAGACGAAAATAAAAAACCAATAGATATCCTTGATAGAAAATATTGGGATATGGCAAACCCTGCATTGGGGGATTTTCTGAGTCTGAAGGATTTCGAAGCGTCTGCAAGGCAAGCAAGTAGGATGCCATCGAAAGAGGGTAATTTTAGAAACCTAAAGCTTAATCAAAGGATCGCAGCGACAGAGAGGTTTATGTCAAAATCTGTATGGGATGCAAACAACGGAGCGCCAGATATAAGTTCGCTTGAGAAGGGGTTTGTTACTGCTGGACTCGATTTAGCAAAAAAAAACGACCTTGCAGCCCTTGTCATTGATGGATATCACGATGGATACCATAATTTATTTCCTTATTTCTGGAAACCAAAAGACACCCTACTTGATCATAAAAAAAGAGACCGTGTGCCATACGATGTATGGGAGAAACAAGGTTTTTTAGAAACATCAGAAGGGAGCGTAATTGATTTTATCTATATAGCTAAGAAAATTGTAGAGTTTCACTGGTTGTATGGGATAGACGAATTAAGATTTGATAGGCATAAAATAGATGACTTGATTGTGTGTCTTGATTTTTTAGAATGCGAATCGTTTATAAAAGGGAAAGAAGAACGCCCATCAGATAAGGCAATATGCCTTGTTAACCATGGGCAAGGGTTTGTTGATATGAATAAGGCAATCGAGTCAACAGAAGATGTTTTTTTGCAGTCAAGGGCGAGACATGGTGATCATCCGGTATTATATATGTGTGCTGTTAATGCTGTTACAGACAAGGATCATCTTGAGCAAAGGAGATTTGCAAAACTAAAAGCCACAGGTAGAATAGACGGGATGGTTGCTCTGGCAATGGCACTAAGGGGTGCAGGATTGCCAGAGGAAAAAGACGAGCAGGATTGGGAAATTATAACTGATTAGACAAAGGGGCATAAAATGAGAGGCGCACCGAATCCAAGACCAAACCCAAAAGAAAAACTTTTAAACAGACTACTGAATATTATCAAAGAGTTTGAAATTGAAACCGGAACAATTGAGGTTAAAGAATGAAAGACTATTTAGTAACCGTAACAATTAAAAATAATGTTATGTTAACAGTCATGAAACACAATGGATTTAGCAATGCAGCAGAATTGGAAAGAGCCGCTGGCGTTTCACAATCTACTATAGGGGATTATCTTAATTTAAAAAGTGTCCCTATCAATAGACAAAATAAATTTAATAATTCGATATTAAAAATATCAAATGTTCTTAAAGCACTCCCAGAAGACTTATTTCCCGAGCAACATCTTAAAAAAGCATTAAACAAAAATAAAGTAGATGTTGAATTAGATGTTTGCGAAATTGTTGATATGATAGAACAAAACAATCCTGAAAGTTTAATAGAATTTAAGGAAATGAAAAAAGAAATAAAACTATCATTGTCTGGGTTAACAACAAAGGAAGAAAAAGTAATAAGTATGAGATTCGGGCTAAACGGACATGATGAAAAAACACTCGAAGCTGTTGGTTATGAATTGGGGATATCAAGAGAACGTGTAAGACAAATAGAAAACAAAGGAATAAGAAAGTTGCGTGATAAATCATATAATGGAAATTTAATAAAACATTCTATTTGAGGTTAAAAAATGAAGCGAACACAAAGAAATAAAAAAAATATTGTTGGTAAAAAATACAATAAATTAACCGTACTACGAATGGTTGATAATATATATAAAACAGAAAAAAACCCAAACGGACGTCCAGCCGTATTATGCCAGTGTGATTGTGGCAGTGACCCTATAATAATTTGTACCAGCAATTTAACATCAGGGCATACAAAGTCATGTGGATGTATTATGAAAAGCAGATTCGGCAAAAACCATCAAAATTGGATAGATATTGTAGGTGATAGAAATGGAAAATTAACAGTATTGGCAGAAGGACCAAAGTTAATATACCAAAGCAAAAAATTTCGTACATTAGTAGTCGAGTGTAGTTGTGGATTGAGCAACCCATTTATTATTAACTTAAGCGATTTTAGATCAGGACGCACAAAGTCATGTGGGTGTATTAGAAATGGCATGACAGGGTCAAAACACCCAAGTTGGAAGGGTGGATACCGAACAACTAATTGCTCTTATTGCAATAAAGAGATAAAAAAATCTAAATGGGTAACAGAAAATAGGAAAACTGTTTTTTGCAATAAAGAATGTATGTATAAGTGGAATAAAGAAAATAGGATTGGTGAAAATGCTATAGCATGGAATGGTGGGCCTATAACATTTAAGTGCGATTGGTGTGGAAAAGAAACAACACGAGACAGAGGGAAATTTAACAGCACAAATCACCATTTTTGTAGTGACAAATGCAGGAGTAGTTGGAAAGGCACCATCTTTTCTGGAGAAAAATCATACATGTGGAAAGGCGGAACAAAAATAGTTAATTGTGATCAGTGTGGGAAACAAATAGAAAGGAGTCCTTCCCAGATTAGGGATAGTAATTTTTGCAGTACAGAATGCTGGGATAAAAACCAAAAAGACTTAGGGGACGCTTTTATAAAAAGGATACTTTCAACCAGAATAAGTAAAAAAATTGATATAAAAAATATAACCCCTGAAATGATTGTCATTAAACGGGAATTAATACAATACAACCGCATAGAAAAGGAGCTAAAAAATGTCATTAATCGCTGATGAAATCAAAGAACTAAGGCAGATGTCAAAACAACTTGCAGCCGGGAAAATAGATGCAAAGTATGTTGAAACCCAAATGAAGATATTTAAGGAAGCGCACAAGCGGTCAGAGTTTGTTTTAAAAACATTGATAGCATGCGGCACTCCACACCTTATTGAAAACCGAATGAACGGAATGAATGTTATCAGCAAGGGGGAGTTTGTCAGGCCAGCAGTTGAGATCGAAATGGAAACGATACAATGTCCAGACAGGCATGATTTAATTATAACAAGGCAGGATTGTTTTGATTATTCAGGCGAAATAAGCAATCTTCCTACCTGCAAAAGCTGTGAGAATTTTAAGATCACCAGGAACCTGATTTTTCCGAAAGACAAAACAATCGCATAATAACCATTTGACAAAACCAAACCAAAAGATTACATATTAATTTTGGTGCGATGATTTGAAGATTTTTTATAAACCCGACAGGAATTAAGCTCATGTGAATTTTACAACGTTTTGGAGTTTCCAGAACAAAAAACATTTATTACATGCAAAAACCCGGTCATTAATTTGACCGGGTTTTTTTATTTCTGCAATAAAAAGTTTACATAATATCTTGCAACATTAAAATAATTGTGCATAAATATACAATTATGAAGCTCTTAAAAGAAATAGGACTTTCAGATATATTGATATTTATTGGCCTGTCCGCTGTCGGATGTGGCCTTTTTTTATTGTTCAACCTTGGCAAATTCCTTGTTATTCAGGGTTCTATCGTGCTTATTCTTGGCATTCTGTGCGTTTTACTTGAAACTTTCAGCAAAAAAGGCCCATAATGTCGATTCTTGGTAAAGTCTTTCGGAATAGTGTTATAAGTGGCGGTTCCTTGACCGACTATTCAGATTTTTGGTATGGAGCGTTGGGTGGCCCCAAACAAAATCAGGGGTTAGTGTAAGTGAAGAAAATGCAATAAAATATTTGGTCGTGTTCGCCTGCGTGTCCCTTATCTCTGGTGATATCGCCAAGCTTCCCAAGTTGCTTATGCAGCGAATGCCTGATGGAAGCAAGCGCCGGGTCATAGACGATCCTTTGGCTGATATCCTTAAAAACGCACCAAATCCGAACACAACGTCGTTTAATTTTTTCGAGCTTGTTCTGTCAAACCTATTATTGGGCGGAAATTCTTATTCTGAGATAAAAAGGGATTATACAACCGGAGAAATAAAAGCCCTGTATCAGATTACCGGGAAAGTAACACAAGGATCAGATAAGCGTGGTTCTTTTTATAAGTGGACAGACGAAAAAGGGAACCGCAAAAAGAAATATAAAAAAGACGTCTTCCATGTTCCTGGCTACGGATTTAACGGTCTTGTTGGTAAATCAATGATTGAGATTGCCAGGGAAAATATAGGGCTTGGCAGGGCCGCTGAAGATTATGGAAGTTTATTTTTTGGCCAGGGCATAAACCCGGCCGGTTTTTTTGAAACTGATAAGCCCCTGGGTGACAATAAGGCTGATTTTAAAAAAGACATACATGAAAAATATTCTGGCCTTGGTAGAAGCCACAAGGCAATGGTATTGCCTCCTGGTGTGAAGTATTCAAGGCTTTCAATCCCTCCGAACGATGCCCAATTTTTAGAAACTCGATTGTTCCAGAAGAAAGAAATATGCGGAATGTATAAATTACCTCCGCATAAAATAGCAATACATGACCAGAACTCAAACCGAAATAACCTTGAGCAAGAAAATGCCGGGTACGTTGATACTTGCCTTATGCCATGGGTTGTTAGATTGGAGCAAAACACAGACCTGCAATTGATATCACCAGAAAAAAGGATGCAGGGGTATTACACAAAATATCAGGTTAATGCACTTTTACGTGGTGACTCAAAGGCCCGGGCAGAATATTATCAGACAATGTTTAATACCGGCGCATTTTCCCCCAATATGATACTTGAAAAAGAAGATATTAATCCGATTAAAGGTGGGGACCAGCATTTTGTGCAATTATCATATGTTCCACTTGATATGGCTGGTGAATTTGCCAAAGAAAAAACAGAGCCAAAAACAGAATCAAAGACATCGATTGAATTAAAAGAATATCGTGCAAAAAACTCAATACAAATGCGTGACCGGATCGCAAAACAATATTATCCATTATTCCAGCGGGCCGCACAGGACATTGTGAATAAAGAGGGATTGGCAGTCAAGGCCCAGGTGAACAAACAGCGCAAGTCCAGGGAAAACCGAGATATGCAGACTTGGCTTGACGATTTTTACCGGAAAATGCCAGCGGAGATCAGGTCAAAGATTGGCCCGGTGATTAGGAGTTTTTCCGAGGCAATCCAGGCGGCAAGTGCCGAAGAGATGGGAACGGATGTGGGGGTTTCGCAGGACCTTGAAAGGTTTATTGACGATTATACCAAACGATATGCAGAGCGCCACACAGAAAGCTCTTTAGGTCAATTGACGGCTCTCCTTAAAGATGATCTGGATTCCCTTGAGGTAAGGGTTGATGAATGGCAGAAAACCAGGGCTGAAAAGATAGCATCAAACGAGACAGTCCGGGCATCCAGCGCAGTTTATCAGGCCGTGGCATTTGGTGCCGGTTTTTCAACAGCTTGGCGAATCAGGGGTCCAAAGACATGCCCGTTTTGCACCAGCTTGAACGGAAAACGGGTTTCTACTGGTCAATCTTTCGTATCTGATGGGCAAGAGCTTAATCCAGCCGGAGCAGAGGCGCCCATGTTAATTAGGGGCACGAAAGCCCATCCACCCTTGCATCAAAAATGTTTACCTGGGAACGCTCGTGTAACAACCTTTGGAGTCACGGCCTCGAGTGAAAATTGGCTTGATGGAAATATTTTTGTCTTTCACACTGCCTGCGGCAATAAGTTCTCCTGCACCTCTAATCACCCTATATTCACGGGTCATGGATGGATTAATGCTGATAAAATCAATATAGGAGATCAGGTAAGAAAGGCTATCTTCCCCGATGGGGACACCTCCATAATCAGAGATTGCAAGGATATGAAACCCTTGATCAAGGATGTAGCGAAATCTTTCATCAACACGGGCAAGATGATTGCCGTACCAGTGCCAACTTCCCCCGAAGATTTCAAGGGCGATTTGCCCGATGGTAAAGTCACAATTATAAGGACCGACGGCAGTTTGTTGTTTGAAAGAAATCCCGGCCTTTTCCATGAGCTTAGAAAATTTAATCTCAGTCTTAGAGATTCCGATCAATTCAAGTTCACGAGTAGAAGCGGATTTGCAGAGTTCATCAAAGCTCGGTTTCCTGCCCAATGTGGCGGCATGAGCAGCAGAGATTTGCTGCTTTCTTTGGGTGGTGGTCATGCTACCCCAATTGAGCTTTCCGGCAGCGCTCTGTCCCCGGTGTGTGATTCCGTGCATGAGCAGGTTCTTGTTAACGACCAACCGAGAAACATTGAGCCGATTGGATATGGAATAAACGGACTCCCCGTCAAGGTATTGTGGGACGAAATTGTTAAAATTGAGAATAATGTTTTTCATGGGTTTGTTTATAACCTCCATACTAAAAATAATTTATTCTTTGCTGAAAACATAATGGTCCATAACTGTGATTGTTATCTATCAATATGATTGATATGTCAAGTCTTAATGTGATTGTTATTTAAATGAGGTGATAATATGTCAGAATTAAAAAAAGAAATCAGGATTTTAAAGACTGCCGAACTCAGGGTGAGTCGTGATGCCGATGAACTCCCAAAAATCGAAGGGTATGCAGCCGTTTTTAATAAAGACTCTGAAGATATGGGTTTTATTGAACGAATTGCACCCGGGGCATTTAAAAAAGCTCTTGGCCGGTCAGATGTTCGGGCCTTGTTCAACCATGATTCAAATATTATCCTTGGCCGTGTTTCTGCCGGCACCCTTGAACTCAAAGAGGATAAAAACGGCCTGTTTATGTCCGTGACTCCCCCGGATACACAGCTTGTCCGTGATATGGTACTGACTCCCATTGATAGGGGTGATATCACTCAGCAGTCATTCGGATTTAATATAAAAACTGATGAATGGGAACACAAAGATAACGAGCCGTCAATAAGAACTATTCAAGAAGTCGGGGAGCTTTTTGATGTCTCACCAGTAACATTCCCGGCATATCCGGATACAGAGGTGGCTTTACGGTCACTTGATAAAATAAAAAAAGACCTCGCAACCGAGGCAACAGACGCGGCAACTCGTGCAATTGACAAAGAGCAGAACGCCAAGATTGACAAATTAATGGAAGGACGAACAGCGGGAGGTCTGAAGATATGACCCTTTTAGAAAAATTGCAAAAAAAATACCGGGAAGCCCTTGCAAAGCTGAAGGAACTCAGAGCAAAAGAAACTCTGACCGATGATGAGCGCACCGAGCGCACTGCTATTACCACTGAAATCGAAAAACTGACAATTGACATTGATGATGAACAACGGGCCATTAAGCTGGATGAATCAAATCTATTTTCAGATGATGATCTTGATGAAAATGGCGAAAAAAGAACAATCGTTATTGAAGATAAACCTATTTACCGGTCCCGTTTTCCACTTGGAGAACAATGCCGGGATATGATTATCGTCGCTAAAAATGGACATGGCACTCCCACAAATGATGCCAGGTCCAGACTTGAGCAGGTTAGCAAAAGAGAGCTTGAAACTCAAGAAACCAGGGCCGCTGGTGTTGGAATGGTCGAAGCGGTTGGAGAGGATGGTGGTTTTTTACTTCAGGGTGAATCTGTTATTAGTCTTATGACAAATGGATGGAATAATAACGCCCTCCTTTCGCGTACTGATTCCATGACAATCGGCGGCATGTTTTATGATCAATACGGGATTGATGAAGATTCCAGGGTTGATGATAGCCGTGGTGGTGGTATCCGTTGGTACAATGACAAGGAATTGACTGAAATTGAAAGCACAAAGACCAAACTGAAAAAAACCAGATGGGAGCCCAGCCGTTTGACCGGATTATATTTTATGTCAAACGAAATCCAGCAGGATGTCCCGGCCCTTCAATCTGAAATGAATAATCTTTTCGGTGAAGAACTCGCATTCAGAAAACAGGAAATGGTTTTCCGTGGGTCTGGTTCTGGTGAAGCTCTTGGTTTGATAGTTGCTCCTAATCTGGTTTCTCAGGCAAAACAATCCGGACAGGATGCCGATACCATTACCCATAGAAATATCACCATGATGCTAACCAGAATCCATTTGAAGAATCTCAATTCTGTTGTCTGGATCATAAACCAGAATACCCTTGACCAGCTTTTGAACCTTACGGTTTCTGTCGGTACTGGTGGTGCAATCTCAAACGCCTTTATGCCGAACTTTGCCAGTGCTCCTGGTGTTATCGGGACCTTGTGGGGATATCCCGTAATCCCGATTGAACAAGCATCCACGCTTGGTGATCTGGGCGATATCACACTGACCGATCTAAGTCAGTATAAAACGGTTGATCGTGGTGGTGTTGAAACGGCTATTTCTGGTCATGTAAAATTCCTGAACAACCAGACCGCTGTTCGTTTTGTAACCCATTTTGACGGGCAGCCGAAGCAAAAGGCCCCATTGACACCGAACAAAGGAACGTCCACAAGCTCAACCGTACTTTTGGCTGCAAGATAATTTTTAAACAAAAAAGGAGGTCCATGATGGGACTTTATCCAAGAATTCCAGAAGATGCGGTGCCTGTTGTATTGACCGCACCCGTTACCACAAATGGTGGTGTTACCACTGACTATATGAGCCTTAAGCTTGCATATATGGTCTATGTAGTGGCTGTTTTTACTCAGGCGGCTGGCCATGCTACAGGCATTGACGTTACCCAGGCAACATCAGTTGCGGGGGCAGACGTTAAGGCCATTACCAACACCCTGCCAATTTTTGCAAACACTGATATAAGCGCAACCAGCAAATTGACCCGGCAAACTGATGCCATTACCTATAATGTTGATGTCGGAACTACAAATCAGATTGTTACGATGCAGGTGGACCCGTCTGGGTTTGATATTGATGGCGGTTTTGATTGTCTTGGTGTTACTGTTGATAATTCAACAAAGGCGACTAATTTTGTATGTGTTACGGCATATGTTGTGCCAAGATACAAGGATTCAAATTACATCGTTGATTAATTCAGCGCTTAAATGTCGTGGGGGAAACTCCACGACAATAAGGAAAATATTATGGATCAAGCTCAAATTAAAACACTGGCAGATATGGTAATTACACGGCCCGGATTTAAAAAAATACTTTCGGGTGAAATTGCCAGACAGTTAAAAGAAGCCGCACCAAAAAAAGAAACGGCCATGTCAAAACCGGCCATGAAACGGGAAACCGCGGTAAAAAAATAATCTTTTAAAATAGGAGGCTGACACAACGATATCGCGGTTCATGAGGGCCATTATTTTAGATCGGGGCTTAATTATACCCTGGCAAATGGTAATGTCGCTGGATTCGGAATGTCCATACCTAATGCCGGAAAAGAAATACATATGTCT